CCGTAATGAGATCGACAAGCATCCAACAGCAACCACCACCTCCGAGGCAAAAGGACCTCGACGATAGAAGATGCGATTGAATCGCTCGCAGAACTGAGGTCAATAGTTGCAAGGTCGTTAGATAAACTACCGAGCCGAGCAAGTTCTTGATTACGGTTCTGAAAACGTAAGTCGACCCCATACCGTCGAAGGCGACGACTAATCATTTCGCCAATGGACTTTTGGAACCAAATATTGATTCCAGGTTCAATAGCGATAACTCGATTAGTCGAAGCATCCTTCGGTACAGTGATAACCTTATTTCCCACTTGAAAGGACGGAAAACCGGCCTCAACAAGTTGGGCAGACCACAGAGGATAAGAATCCTCCATAATCTCCCAGGGAATAAGGCTGTACAGATCACGCGTAATTCCAGTTTCACACTGGAACTTCTTGACTGAACTGGCTTCTTTACGTTTTATCAACGTAGAGGCGCCAGGACCCCAGTCTGGTGTTGCAAAGATCTCTTCAGCGGTAAAATCGGATAAGATCTTCTCAATTTTACGAATGACTGCGTTATGCAGCCAAACGGCTCGACCCTTGAATAAGGGGTCAAGAGAGAGGTCCTTAAACCGAACATTAGTCTGCTTACAAAGAAGTTCAAATGAATCGAACTTCTCAAAAGCAACCTTGTCCAAATCTGATTCCAGGGATAACCCTGTGAATTTAGATAAGAACTTGGTCGCAGCGTAAGCAGATCGAAGGTCTACAAAAGAATTGTAGTCCTTGGGATTGAACCCCAAATTAGCGATTTGCTCATGCTCTCCATTTCTAAAGAGTATGAGGACCGCTAATGAACGAGGACAATCCAATGCGCTAAGATACTCTGCAACTACCGAGGATTCAAGACCCTCGGAAACGCGACAACTCGCGATTCCTTTATGGAATCGACCACCTAGCTTCTTAGAAGACATGGTGAAATCTCCCGGAGTTAGTCTAGCCGGCGTTTACTGGTTAGTAAACGCTTTCGAAAGTCGTCACAGCGTTTTCCAGCGGCGAGCCCGATGAATCAGTGGGCACGTCATCAGAGGCGTTGATCAGACGAGCGAAAAGAGAAGCCACCTTGGAGAACAGCACTTGCCGTTCAACAAGGGTACTCCTCTCAGGCAAGAAAAACTCCCCGATGAAAGCACAGTCATACGCCTTTGTCGGTGCCGGGTTAATACCCGTCATCGTCGAGGCGCTGGTTGTCTCCATCGTTGGGAGAACGAGTTTGACTGTACACCTGTAGACGCGGCTCGCCTTTGACGGCGGACGCAACGACAAGGTCAATCTGGGGTAGGCAATAGCGTAACCAACGCTACGGTCTACCCACGCCGCGACTCCTTGGGGATTTATCCCTTCGGGGTTCATGGTTGAGTCGACACCCACGGTCGCACTGGTCGATTTCCGAGCCAGCGCGTGATCGAGGATACCGCTGAGTTTCACGGCCGCGAGAGCGGACATGTGAGTACTTCCTTCTAAAGAATGGAAACCATTGCCTCATCTAAAGGCCTGAAGTAGGAGAGCTATGGCATTTTGGGCACGAACACCGCCAGTAAGCCCCGATAAATTGAGTTGAGGATAATGCATAGTCGGAAAACCACTTAAGGTTGACCGATTAAGAAAAATCCGCTCATATCGGAACTTGGCAATGTGGCGCCCTATTGTCGTAGGCTCAACTATTAAAGGCCCATAGTTTTCAATGGCTTGGTCCATTTTCATCCTTGTAAACAGTGTCTTGCTTCCACTGACAAAGTCCAAACCATGGAAAGCCGTTAAGCTTTCTAAGTAAGGACCAATCGGTAGAAACCAGTCTGCTACAAAGGAAAATGGGAGGATTTCCCACATGAGATTTATGGGATTTGTAAAGCCGGTCTGAGCAAAGAAGGCTAACGCGGGATTATCCAAACGATACCTAACAACAAACTTACACGTCGTCCTGTTAACCCAGGTTGTTACACCTGGTTTGGCAGACGCAAAGAAAGTGGTAGGTGCCGGTGGATAAGCCTCACGAAATTCTTTCATTGCAGAGGCCGATACTCTGACACTCCGGACTGAAGTGCTTCCAACCATCATATTGGCAAGCGCTATCGCGGTCCCCTCGATATCTTTAAGAAGAGGTTTCCACCCATATTGGAGCTGTAGCCAGTTACTGGCAACGCTCTTAGTGGCTGAAAGCCGACCTCTTGTGATACCTTGGTTTCCACGACCAGCTGTAAGCGCGTTAATTGCTCCGGAAAAATTCAACCGTTTCAATTGACGCAGACTCTTGACAATCTTTGTTGCATTTCCTGCAATCAAAGATGTCATCTGACCGATCTGAGCTAAGTCCTGCGCGAGATTCGCTTGAATCCCCGCTTGGGCCGCCTGGATAAGTCTGCTTATAGCTAGGTTTTCCGCCAACGGCAAATGCGTTGTTGACGGCTGGAGTGGAGCGTAAACTGCCGTAAACGGTTTGATCCACAATAAGGATGAACCGACTGACTGGTTCACATCGTATTGATGGAATCGATTTTCCGTCCAATCGACAATCTCGACAGTATGCGGATTAACCGGATACTGAAAAGGTTTTAGCCTTCCCCAGTTCGGTGTTCGGACCCCGGACCATGTTCGCCGATAGGCGTTCACGGGTACTACGGTTTGGGAAAAAGTTTTAACTTCTCCATCGTAGTAGTGCTCGAAAGTTTCCAAAAACTGACGAGTCCAGGTTTCCGTTGCCGGGCGGGGGGGACTAGGTCGAATGTGTCTGACAGTTCGGCTCACATAGGGAGTTTTAGCAAACCCTATGGCCCTAGAACGTGCATTATTCATCGTTCTAGACGACATCGCCGTAGATCCATTTATCGTCACTAACGTCTTCCCATTTCTGAGAAGGCGGAAGGGAGCGGCAAATCGAACTACCACGCGATACGGAAAGGATCGGATGTTCCTGGTAAAGGATAGATACGAACACACCTTCTCCTTACCCTTGCGATAAAATTCGCCCTCACTAAAGTGATTTTTAAGAGCAAAGCTCCTAATGTCACCAGTCGTGTGGACGATTCTACCGCCCGAGTAAGTAGAGATGTTAACGTAATCATTCCTGGCCAGGTCCAATTCCTTCTGCATCAAGCCCAACGCATAAGCTTTGTCGATTGGGTGACTGTTTAGATAGGGACTTAATTCCGCCAAGGGATTATCTCCTTAGTGTTAAGATCTATCTCAACAACGTTGAGACTCAAACCCATCGCGATCACCATCCAGAAGAGCCAGTCGAATGCTGAGGGGAAGGGATTTACTCCTTTCTCAAAGCACACGGCTAGATCTCCTTTCCGGTGGAAGCTCTGAGTTTGAGGGTAGGTACATAATGTACCTATCTAACCTCTGTCAATACCCTTTTGGAACTACGGAGAAACTGCAGGCACCCATGCAGATTTTGCAAAGTCTGTGTGGATGACAACATAAGAATCTGGCCAAAAAGGAGAGATTCGTCACTTAGTACGGTTACCCGTCTATCGTGATTAACCCTCCTTGAGACAAGAATCTTGTGCAACGTCTGAAGAGCAATAATTAGTTGCTCTCGCGACATCTCAGTTTCCATATAGCTCCTTAAGGATAAAATACAGAGGTTTAGAGGCTGCTCTCTATCGAGGGGTTATAGGTAATAGCCCAGAATTCAATCCTAGGCCTTACCAAAGTCCCTAACGGGACTTCTTTCTTCTATCTCTTTTGAACAATTTCCATGCCGCCCACCGGATTGCTCCGGCGAGAAACACAAAAATGGCATCAAGGAGAATAGGAGACATATAACCTCC